CCCCTGTAGTTTTTGAACTAGCCCAATTGCGTCAATTAGGTCTGATCTTTCTGCTGGATCTTTTTCAATAATCTTAATGAATATTCTCTTTGCATCAGACTCGCTTTCGAGAATACTAAGTGCATTTACTAACTCAATTGTTTCTGCAGAATCTTGAGTTATTAGCAAGTCCAATGCTGCATCAAGTTGGGCCTCATTTTTTTCACCCTTGCCAAACATTGATATAAGAGATGTTCCAACTTCTGGAGTTGCTCCTTCATAGGCAACGAAGGTTTTAATTTTTACTTCTAGTTCTTCTGACTTTAAATTATTTTTTGCAGAACCAAGAAAAACATCTGCATATGGATCTCCCTCAAATTTTGTTCTTACTTGAGTGTCTACGGAATTCATAAACGCTTTAGAATAGTAGTCGTCTCCACTAAGTCCAATATTTTTAACCTTCTTATAGTTGGCTACTTGATCATTTAAAAGTTTTTTTGATTCATTTCTTAAAGAACTTAAGCCATCCTTTTTCTTACCTTCTAAAGCCGCAATCTCATCATCTATTTTTTTCTGTTTTGCTTTATCAGATGTAATCTCTTTTTGTTTTCTTAATACCTCAATTTGTGTATCGTAGTATTTAGACAAAGAGTCTTGCTGTGCCTGTGCTAATTCTAATGATGAAACTCCTAGTGCTGCAGTAGTTGCTGCTGCTTTTTCTCCTGCTGATTCTGTAAATACTGGAGCAAAAAATTTCGCTGGATTCCACCATTGGTAATCTTGTCCAATAGCATCCTGCATACCCTTTACAACATCTTCATTAATCTTTCCTTGTTCTCTTACTAGATTAACTCTAACATTTAGTGGGTCAGTCTTAAGGTCTTGTCCTTCTGGTCCAATTAGTTCTAAAAGGTTTCCACTAATCTGAGATGTCAATGTAGAGTTATTTAATTCTATTCCTATTTGACTTGCTACGCTGTGAGCCTGTTCTGCTGACATAACACCATCAGAAACATATGCTGCTAACTGTAAAGATATTTGCTTTGCAGATGCAATTCCTCCAGCAGTTAAATTTTTCTTAAATGATTCATATACTGTCTTGCCAACCTCAGAGGATATGAATGTTTCTCCAAATTGCTCTTTACCTCTTTCAAATCCTGCAGTAAATCTATTGCCAGTACCCTGCTGTCTTTTTCTTTTATATAACTCGCTGGCTCCAACTTTGTCTGTTATTGCTCCGACTGCAGACATTTGCTCAGTTGTTGCCGTGACTTTATCAACAAATTTTGACTGGCTTTCTGCTGCCTTCTTTGCCATTTTGTCTAATATGAATAGACCACCACCAACTGTTACAAGTGCTGTTAATGCTAATCCAAAACTAGACATACCAGCAAGCATTGGTGCCATACCAGCAACTGCAGATGCACCCATTGCAGCCATACCCGCCCCTTGCTGTCCAGCCATCATAAGACCCATACCAGCAGTTCCAAGGGCCATAGATGCTCCACCAGACCATCTACCAACCTTTTCTTGTCGAAGCATTCTTTGCTTCTTGCTGTCAATTGCACGATTCATCCTGTTTGCTTTATCTTGATCTTTAGATGCCTGAATAATTCTTGTTTGTCTGTCTCTTTCGATTCTGTCTAATCTAGCCTGTTGAGCAGCCTGTTGCTTTGGAAGTTGTTCTGCACGTCGTGCAGCCTTTGCTGCTGATGCACCTTCCTTTTCTTTTGACTTTATTATATTTTCGTCAGCCTTTAGTTTTCTTCTTAACGTATCCATTAATTGAGTTTCGCTCAAGTTTGGATATTTGGTTGCAATCTTTTTAAGTTCTTGTCTTTGATAAGGAGTTAATTTAACACTTGAATCTCCAGTAGACTTAGAACGCATCGTAAATCCACCCTTACGGGCTTGGTCTTTAGTAACTACTCTCTTTGTTTGAGTTTCTTCAACAGTTAAGTTATCACTTGTTTTCCCTGTTGATGGCGATGCGCCCATTGGTCTTGATTGAGTATTGCCAACAGAAAGTTTATCTGCTGTTCTGTTTTCTAAATCTGCTAAGTATTCTCCTGGTTGTGCTAGAACTGAGCCTGGTCCAAGGCGATATATAGTAGGAGTTCCTTGATAGTATCCACCGCCAAGTCTTTCTCTAAGAAGCAGAGAAACTGCCTTAGCCTGTTTTACAGAACCAAGGTCTGGGAAACCCTTTGGCTTTGCGCCGTTGTTTTCCTTTTTGTATTTTGCTAAATGTTCATCTGCACGAACTTGTGCTTCTGCTGCTGCACGAACTAGTCTTGCTTGGGCTTCAGTTACAGGGTGTGCTCCTGTTTTCATAAACTCTAAAGCCTTTTTTAATTCTGCTGTTTGTGTTGGATTAAACAACACATTGCCATTTCTAGCATCCCAATTCAAAATCTTTGCTAGTCTTGGATTTTCAATTGGCTTCCCTGGCTTGCCTCCTGGGTTTACATAACTATTAATTAATCGCAAATCAAACTTAGCAAAACCACTCTTCCATTTTTCTGGACCCAAGCCAGCCTCTCCAGTTTTTGAAAGATGTGACAACTCTGTTCTCAACATGGCATCAATTTGTTTTACAGTATAGCCATCTGCAAGCATTTGAGTTCTTAATTTATTTAAAACAACATTCTTTGGATTTTGAACATTTCTTGCTTTATGATCTTTCTCTGCGGCATCTAGGGCCTTGTACAAATCACTCTTTGGATCAATATTTGCTCTCCAGCCACCAGATTGAGTTGTTGATGTTAGGTCTTCGTGCAGTCTACCTGGAGTAAATGGTTTATTGCTAAATGTTTCTTTACCAGGTTTTGGAGCAGCACCCATTCTATACAATATCTGATTTTTTATAGCATCATAAGTTTTTGCAGAAGTTGTTGGGCTTTGGCCTTTTTCTATAGCCTTGGCCGTGTGAAATGCTCCATCTTTATAAAATAAATTTTTTTCTATAAAGTCTGAATAAACTTTAGACTCTTTAAAGTTTATGGAGCCATCTGCTTTTGGAGTAACTCCAGATTTTTCTAATAGCGCCATTGCTTTTTTATATTGTGCTGGGTTTGTATTTTTTAATTCTTTTAATGTATTTTCTATATCTTGATTTAATTGTTTAACAAGTTTATCAATTTGTGTTTTTGATTTATCACGCAGAGCAGCCATTTCATATAGCGATTGTTGTTTTTTAGTTTCAGAAGGCGTTGCGTCTGAATTAACACCCTTTTTTGCTTTTATAACATCCTGTCCAGCACGAGCATGGATTGGCTGGAATTCATCCCATTCTACTTTTGCGCCAGCCTTAAGTCTTTCAAGCATATTGTTATAAACAATTTTTTCCTCTGGAAGTAAGTCACGATCCCAAGACTTAATAACTTTTTCCACTATAGGAATGCTTCTATTAATCTCTCCCTTAATTTCATCGTCATATTGCTTTGGGGTCATCTTTGCTGCGATTGGTGCTGTTGCTAGTGCAAAATCTTTTCTTGCTCCACCCTTAACACCAAGGAGATTAACCATTGCCTGCTCTCTAAAACTTGGCATATTTTCAGCGTAGTCTCTAAAACCAGATGCTCTATCAAATACTCCAGCATTGCTTACATCTGGTACCCTATTTCCAGATACATTTGATTTTTGTAAATCTTTGTCTCCACGCAGTAATGATCCAACTAACTGCTTAACCATGTCAGTCTTTCTAAATTTTCCATCCATGTTTGCAAATCTTGGATCGTAAGGAGACTCAAGTACAATAAATTTTCTTTGTCCTGTAGGATCTGTTGGGTCTATCATTGTTCTAATAGTTTGTTTTGGAACTACCATTCCTCTAGCAGCCTCTATCTCAGCCATGCGAACTTCTGCTAATGCAGTCTTCTCATCTATTGTTGGCTTTACTACTACGATCTTGCCGTTAGGCTTTCTGTATACCCCGCCAATTCCACGCTCAGGAAAACTATAACCCTTAAAGCCTTGAAGTTTTGTTCCAAAGTTTGACGCTGGCATGGTGCCAAATCTTCCAAGACTGGCCTGCTCTGATATCTTGTCTAGTATTTGTCTAGACTGTGATGCCTTGTCTGCACTAACTGGCATTCCAACAAATACTGGACCCTTGGGTGCTTCTGGATGAGGTTCATTCCATCCTTGTCTTGCATCGTTTTGTCTTCTATACTTTGCTTGCTGTGCTTTTCTAACTGCTGCGGGTCCATCAGATAGGGGTATTCCTCTGCCTGGTCCGCCAGGAAGTCTTCCAGCCATAAATCCTGGAACCTTGTCTTTAAACATTGCACTTATAAGACCTCTATATTTGTTTGTTGTATCTGTAGGAATAACTGCTTCTCCTGGAGAAAGCATTGCTGGAACAACATCTCCTGCACCCTTTGGACCTGGAACGCTTAAAATACCTTCTTTGTACTTTTTAACTGGTGGCAAACCTCTTACTGCACGGGCTGCACCTGGTGCTCCACCTGCAAATAATGATGGGTTGGCAGTAGCCATTGCTCTCATCTGTGTGCTTAGTGAGTTATAAGATGAGGCAAGAGCATTTACAGATGCTTTTTCAACATTGAAAACTTCTATCAATCTTGTGTGTGTCTGGTGAAGTTGTTGAGACGATGCAGCATTTTCAATCTGCTCTTGTGTCATATAGTTGAATCCTGCACCCATAACACTTGTTTGTCCGTTTAACTTGGCAATTCCTCCACGAAGCAGTGCAAACAATTTAATAACATTTGCAACACCATTCATAAGAAGACCAAATGTCATAAGCAGGATTGGTCCAAGCCCTGCAACTGCTGCAACAATTATTGCAATAACCTTTTTTGTATTATCTCCAAGACCATTAAACTTTTCAAGTAGCCCTGAGAAAAACTTAACTACTGGAGTCAAGGCCTCTAGGAATGCTTTTCCTAATGGCATTATTTCTTTTTTAATGTTTTCTAATGCTGCTTGAAACTTAACACCAGTTGAATCTTCTATCTTCTTCATTTCTCTTTCGGATAGAATTGCTAATTCTTCTACTGATGCACCTGCTAACTTAAATGCTCTTGATGCTTGAGATCCGTCTTTTGTTACATTCTGAAACAGTGTTGACAAACGTGCAAACTGAAACTTACCAAACAACTGTTCAATTGCTCTTGCACGATTTAGTGGATCAAGTTCGTCTAACGCTCTAGCAAATCCAACTACGGTTCCCTTGATGTCTCCCTTGTTTGCCTCAACAAGTCCCTTTATGTTGATGCCTAATTTACCAAGAAACTTTGCTGATTTTTCAGATGGATTAATTAATGAAGCAAGACCAGACTTTAATGCGTTAGCACCTTCTGAGGCATTAATTCCACCTTCTTTCATAGCAGTTAAGAAGAAGGCCAAATCTTCTACATTTCCACCAAGTTGCTTTACAACTGGTGCTGCTTTAGGAATTGCAATCGTCAAGTCTTCAATAGATAGTAGTGTCTGGTTTTCTACTGCGTTAAGGAAATCAATCTTCTTTGCAAGTTCATCGCTAGAGATTCCAAATGCGCTTTGCAAAGATATTGTTGTTTCAAGTGCCTGCTGCTGTTCTATCTGACCAAGAACTGCTAACTTTGTTGCTGTTTGAACTTGTGCAGATAAGGCATCCCCTTGAAAACCTGCTGCTGCTGCAGTTGCAGCCATCTCCATAGTTTTTGTAACAGAGACTCCATACTTTACATATTCGCTTCCTAATTTTTTTATATTTTGGACTGCTGCTTCAACTTCTGCGTCATTTGTAAAAGCATCTCCATAGACACGACGAAACTTTATAACCTCTGCATCTAGTTCTCTGAACGCTTTCGCTGCTGCAGCGCCGAACAAAGCAAGTGGCATTGTAAGACCAACCATTAACTGGCGACCTGCCCATTGAGTATTCTTACCGAAGTTTAGAAGTTGGGTTGAGCCTTGCTTTAATAATTGATTAAGAAACTGCTGTCTTTGTGCAGCGTATTGTATTCTTGTTCCAAGTTCTGTAAACTTTCCATTAGCCATCTGCAGGCTTTTTGGCATAACTCGAATTGCATCCATAAATCCAGCATTGGACTTGTTCATCTGGATGTATTGTGCTTGTAGGGCCTTTACTCTATCTCTTCGAGCACGGTTAATAATTTCTCTTTCTGCTGCAAAAGCCCTGCCAAGAACACGAGTATTGGCAGTTGCTGCTGCCATTGTGTATCTGTAGTACTCACGAAGAGATAGTTTATTTTTTTCTAATGCGGATGTAAAAGCAAGTGTGCTGCCTGCAACTTTAACTTGACTTGCAGAAAAATGTCCTGTGGCTCCAACAGACTGAATAAGTTGTGCGTTTAAACCTTTTTGAGCATTTGCAGCAGCCAGGTTGCCCTCAGCAAGTGATTGATGAAACTTACTGAGGCCTGCCTGTAGTTGACGAAGTTGTGCGAGAGCGGCAGTTGTATTAAAATTAATATTTATATTAGAGTTTACATCTGCCAATTCTCAAACACCTCTTTTTATTTTATTTTGTCAACGAAGTTAGTACTGCGCTTGTGTCGTTGTTCTGAACACCTGATGCTGCATCAATAATTTCGTAAACTGTAGGAAGATCTAGAAGTTCTTCTAGTGCTGCCTTATCTTCTGCCAATTCTGGCTTGAATTGTTTCATTGCAATTTGTGCACATTCAATAAGGATATCCATAGACTTATCGTTGTCTTCGGAAACTCCTGAAAGCAATGCAAACTTAGCCATGAATGGTCTAAGTAAAGATAACTTAAGTGGTCTTACTTCAATTTCTGTTCCGTCTATTAGTTTGACGCTTCTATTTTTTAAAGGCTTGTCAGCCATAGTTTTCCTCCTTGTAGGTTAACAATTAATTATACCACGTTGGACGGTGTAGATTCGTCTAATTTTTCATAGGTTAAGCCCATACCAATTCCAAAACCTGCTTTTTGTGCATTAATTCCTTGAAGTGCAACAATATCTTTAGAGTCTGCTGCCTGGCCACCACTGAATACCCTTGCCTTCATTTCTTCCCATGCGTTTCCTTTGCCACTGGCTTTGTCTAAATCAACACCTTGCATGGCAGCAAGAAATTTCTTTTGAGAATAGTCAAGATCTCTTTTTGCTTTTAGTGTTGCTACAATCTCTGGCATGGACATAGATGATTCTAACTCGTCATAGTCTTTCCATATTCCGAGCAAAAAAACCTCAGATTCCAACTCTGCTAAATCTAACTCATCCCAGGTTGACCCACTTTCTGTTGCTTGAGTCTTTACTGGCTCTTTAGACTTTTCATTTATCTTTATACCTGCCGAAAAATCTAATAGTTTATAAATTGTTGGCATATCAATATTATCTTCTAATTCTTCTTGTGTCTTTATGCTTGGATAATACTGCATCATTGTAATTGTTGCACACTTAGACAAATAATTAATTGCCTCGTCATCGCTATTTGATTTTTTTACATTCTCAAATTCTTCTAAAAATAACTTTAAGTATTTTATCTTTAATGGAGTAATATATAGTTCTGTTCCATCAAAAAGTTCAATGGTTGAGGTTTTGTATATTTCTGTAGGCATTATATAAGTATACCAAACAGAAAGGCCCAACCCCGAAGGATTGAGCCTCTCGTATATTAAGTTGTATTATGCTGCTGGGATAGTGCGGTCTACGATCTTACCGTATGACGCATCATCATTTGGAAGAAGACGGAATGATACTTCGAACATTGTCGCTTCATCTCTCTTTGCAGATACTGTTACGCTCTCGATTGAGAGTGCACGGTATGCTACGTAAACTCTTTCGAGTTCGTCTCCAATTGCACAATCTCCAGTTCCTGGACCAACTGCAACCAAACCACGTTCGACTGGGCATTCGCCGATGTCTCCTGCTGAAAGATTAAGTGTTGGGTTTCCTGATACTGTTGATAGATCTCCATCCTTGCCTGCTAGTGCAAACAATAGGTTCTCTAGTGTTGATTCTGCGAATGTAGTATTTAGGTTTACCTGCATGCCTT